TTCACTGCATCTCCATATCCAGTCCATGTGGAAGCATCATAAACAATCGTGCCATCCCCATGAGCTTGCCCATTAGACGTTCCGGGCGTTGCCGTTCCTAAAGCTCCTCTAGTTATATTTTGTAAATCAGGAGCTGAAACAGCTGTATAAGTAATTAATTCTGAATCAGGAATAGCTCCTACAGCGATCGTTCCTGAAGGGTCGGGAAAACCTGTTGAAGAAGTTAAAGTAACCGAAGTTCCTACTCCCCCTGTTCCAGCGGTATCGGCGTTTAAAGCTCCATCTAAATCATTGGTTAAAGAACCGGTAATGGTTCCTCCATAATTTCCTACACCATATCCATAACCATAAGTTTGTTCCGACGGTCCTACTCTTTGGTAAGGTGAAACGATAGCCGCACTTCCTGAAGTTAAATCAGATCCTCCGCCTCCTCCTTCAGCGCTCGGTGAAGTAATCGTAAAAGTAACTGAACTGGGAACCGTAATCACTTGACAGACTTGTCGATCTGAACTGGTATATTCAATATCGGATTTACTAATCGTTGAACTTGTCGGCATGGTTACTGATTCCAGAGCAATCATGTCTCCTACTTCTAATGAATGATCAGATGTCGTGGTTACCGTAATAGAAGTACCGGGTGCGGTACTATTCGTCGTTAAAGTTGAACTGGTAAAAGTAATTTGAACCCCAGCGTTGGTAGAACGCCAAGGGGTAATATCATGGATCGCCCCTTCAAAATAAATAAGTAAAAATTTATCGGTTCCAATTCCTACATATCTATTCCCATCCGTATCTACAAAAGAGTGTTGTTTTCTTGCAACCCCACAAATCGTATCGGTAAGTAAAGAAGACCATCCTCCTACTTTTTCAGGAAGATTATATCTCCATCGAACATTATCTGAATCGATCCATCGATCGGTTGCGCCAACAGCTGTGTCTTGTTTGTCGACACCTGGCTGAAATTTCATTTCAAAGAGAGCCATAAATGTAGCTCCTATGAAGTATAATTAGTTTTATAGGCCCAGCCACGTGTTGCGTCTACATAAACTAATGTTATGGATTGACCATTATTACTTAAAGTTAAATTAGAGGTACCTGTATTAATTTTTAATCCATTTCGATCTACAGTTAAATTATTAGATCCCCATGTTCCTCTTGCATCAATAATAGTTATTTCATCTCCCGTAGAGGCCGCGGCGGGTAAAGTAACGGTAATAACGGTTGAAGTTGTATTGGCTAAAATCTGTGCGCCGGCAACAGCGGTATAAGGACTGTTTGCATCTGTAATAGTTGCATATCCTTTTTCAATAATACTTACGACTGTTTCACTTCCATTGGATTTACATAGAACCGTTGCCCCTGGGGGTATCGGTTGTGTCGTTCCTGAAGCGGTTAAAACTCCTACTGTATAATTGGAAGTTCCTCGAACCGTATCATCTTTCATGATCCATACTCTTTCAGCAGTACCCGGCATTGTGATTGTTCGGTTAGCTGCTAAAGTGCCATAGAGTCTAAAATAGACATTTTTTCCTGTTGATTGAGCTCCGTCTGTTAAAACCAGTGTTGAGCTACCTGCGGATATATCTACATCGAGTACCCCTGTAGAGGTTTGTTCTAAAATTTGTAAATTAGTATTATTAATTCCACCCCATTGGCCAGCTTTTTCACCGGTTGTGATGATTTCTAATTGTGCGTTTGTTGAATAAGTTGATGCCATAATATTAAGTTGGGTCTATTGGTGTCCAGACCATTGTTGCTCCTGGTATAATTTCACTCCATGTTATCGCTTGTGTGGTACCTGTAGCAAGGACTAAAGCATTTGCTGCAGCTGTAACATTAGCGTCGCCAGTGATTGTAACGGTTCCTGTAGAAATTACAAGTTCGTTTTTAACTGCAGTAACATTAGCATCCGCTGTAATGGTAACGGTACCAGTGCCTAATACGAGTTCATTTTTAACGGCAGTAACATTAGCATCTGCTGTAAGGGTAACCGTTCCTGTGCCTAATACGACTTGAGAACCTACAACAGTTTCGACAATCGAATCTGCTGTAATTCCAGGATTGCCTATACTAATAGTTAGTTCATTCTTAGTAACACTAATAGTTACATTGCCATCTTCATGTACTGTGGCAAAAGGGAACTGTGCAAATGCGTTAAATCCTAACATATAATATAGCCTTATGAAGGAGACAGTGAGGTATGTGGTGGAGTCACTGCCTCCATCGTAAAGCTATATCATTTCTTAAACCAAGAAGGAAGTCCTAAATGGGGGCGCTTGTCAAAGATATTCTCTTTAGCTCCGGGAGTCTTTCTATTATTATAATGTAAAAAGACTTGAATGCATTCTTTACCTTTAAATTTATTTCTCCAATGCTCTAGTTCACAGCCACTATAGACGAGCATATCTCCTGG